AAGATAACATCATTCTAATTTCTGGTGGTTTAAATTTAGGAATATAATTATCAAGGTACGCTTGAGCAATGTCGACATCACCTTGCGTAAAGAACTTTAATATTTGTGTTATTAAATTCTTTTCCTTGGTGCTTAATCTTTCATTCCAATCTCGTACATCTTCTGCTAGTGAAACTTCACTTGGTAACCAGTGCATTTTTTGTTGTTGGTCGTAAGCTTCGAAAGCCCACGGATATTGAAACGGTTTGTAATATTCCCTTGCTTTTAATAAACTCATCCTAGTAGTTCTATCCCTTCTATTAAAATAATTATTGCTAACTCTACAGCTAAAACCGTATGGTAAACTGTCCAGAGTACACTTTGTTTGTCTTTCTTTTTATGACACCCACAACATTTCTTTTTTGGTTTGTTGAAACTGTCAAATATACTGTTGTCTGTCATTTTCCTTGTCCTCTATTTTTCAATTGCTTTCTATTCCTTCCTTGTCTTTTCTTTTTATTCATCATACTTGTGCTTGGTCTTCCACCAATGCTAGTCTTTTTATATTTAGACCTAGTCTCATGTGCTACGTCATTTGATAATAAATTATTTTTCTTCTTTGCCATTAAGCTTCACAAGCTAGACACTCTTCTGCGTCTGGTCTAACTTTCCTTTCTATCTTAGTTGAAATTATCTCTGCTCTTTTAATTGCTTCTGAACGACAGTAATAAAGAGTCTTTAATTTTTTCTTCCATGCTGAAAGATGAAGCATATGTAAATCTTTAATGTTAACATCCGCAGGCACAAAAATGTTTAAGCTTTGAGACTGACAAATAAATTCTTGTCTGTCAGCAGCCAAGTCAACAATCCATCTTTGGTCTATTTCAATAGCTGTAGCAAATACATCTTTTTCCCAATCAGATAATTCTTTTAAATGTCTTACTGAACCTCTTTTAGATACAATACTTTTCCATGTATCTTCATTGTCTATATCTTTTTCTTTAAGTAGTTTTTCTAAGTATTTATTTTTCATTAAAAAAGTACCACTCATAGTTTTCTGACTATAAACATTTGCTCTTACTGGCTCGATGGAAGGACTAGTGCTACCACAAATAATACTGCTACTTGCGTTTGGTGCGATTGCCAATAAATGTGCATTACGTAAACCAGTACCTTCCATGTCTGGTGCTTCACCTCTTTCTTCAGCGAGTCTACGTGAAGTTTCTAGTGCTTGTTTTTTTATGTTTCTAAATATAGATAAGTTTTGTCCTTTAGCTAAAGCACTTGCGAAAGGTATGTTTTTACTTTGGAGATACGAATGGAAACCCATTGTCCCCAATCCAATACTACGTTCACGCATAGCAGAATACTTAGCACGGTGTAAACTATCACTAGCGTTATTAATAAAATACTCCAAGACATTATCGAGAAACCTAACCACGTCAGGTATGAAATTATTGTCTTCTTTCCATTCATCATATTTTTCTAAGTTAAGTGAAGACAAACAACACACGGCTGTTCGTTCTTCGTTTGTTGGTAATGTAATTTCACTGCATAAATTTGAGTGATGTACTTTTAATCCAATTTTCTTCTGAGACTCCGGCAAAGACTTTTGGACTGTGTCAATGAAACAGACGTAAGGTTCACCAGTCGCCACTCTAGTCTCAAGAATTTTTTGCCATAATTTTTTAGCAGAGACTTTTCTAACCACTCGTTTTGTATGTGGGTCAATAAGTTCCCAAGTATCATCGGCACTAGGGTCAGTAGTGCAATTGTCAATAACAGACATAAATTTATCAGTAACATTAATACCATGATGAAGGTTGAGACATTTACGATGAACGTCCCCACCACTAGGTTTACGCATTTCGATAAACTCTTCAATTTCTGGATGTGATATATCTTGATATGCTGCATAACTTCCTCTTCTTGTTTTACCTTGAGAGAACGCTAACATTTCTGAGTCAACAATGTGCATGAATGGAATTGAGCCAGTAGATATTGAGCCACCAGAAGTTGATGTTCCATCACTCCTTATGTGTCCCCAATGTCCACCGATTCCTCCACCCACTGTAGCTAACCAAGCGTTCTCTGTGTAGTGTTCTGTTAATCCAACTCGACTGTCTGGAACATAATTAAGAAAGCACGAAATAGGCATTCCTCTTTTAGTTCCTCCATTAGTCAGAATAGGAGTAGAAAACATAAACCATAGATTAGAAGCGTAAGAATATATTCTATCAGCCATAGCAGAATCGTCTGAAAATATTTTAGATACTCTATAGAATGCTTCTTGAGGACTTTGTTCCTCCTCTGTTAAATATCTATCCTTTAATATTCTCAAACCTGCGTCTGATAATAATGAGTCCTTACTGTAATCCATGTTGTTTCCTATTCCTTATTCTTGAGTTGTTTATTAATAATAAAATCTATGTACTGTTTAGCTTTCAATAAATCTTGAACACCGTTTTTCTTTTTGTGTCTCAATAAATATTTAATTACGTTGCCAGTACAAAAATCTAAATTGTTAGCAATTATAAAATCAATTGGTTCAATCTTATGTTGCGTGTAGTGAGGTGGTTCTTTAATTAAATCTGCCATCTAGTTACCTCACCAGTCTTTTTGTTGTATTCACCGTGTCTTAAAATTCTAGCAACTTGAGCTTGTTGAAAAGCGTCATGTTCTAGTAAGCCTTCTTTGGCATATGCTTTGACAACTAGTTCCCACTGTTCTTTAAGTGGTAAATTTTTATCTTTAAGTATTTTTTGTGCTGTAACTTTTCCGATTTTTGGACAACCAGAAAATCCATCAACTGAATCACCAGTTAATGTTTGTATCATGTGCCAGTGGTCACAATCTCTTTTAGAAAGTTTTTGTATTGTTCTACCGTCTTGAGAAAGTTTACCTGGAATTTGTCTAAGGTCTTTATCAAGTGAACATATAATACGTTCTTCTTTCTTTTGTGGTTGTGTAGCTAGAATACCTAGAACATCATCTGCTTCTAAGTTTGGATAAATAATTGCGTCATACTCATCAATTAACCATTTTCTAATTGCCCCTAATATTAAAGGTTTACGTTTCTCTTTACGATTATCCTTGTAGCTAGGTAAGATGTCTTTTCTAAAGTTAACACCATCTGTTAGTGCAATTGTAATACTATCACCTTTAAGATTTTCTTTTAAATCTTCTATCTCGGATAGTGCGAGATATTTTCCGTGGTTCTCATCAGCGTGTAATGTCCATACTGTTGAGTCTTCCCACTTGATACTATGCTCTGCCATAGTTGAAGCTTTGTAAGCTATGATGTCCCCATCAATTAAAAGTCTTCTCTTCATGGATTATATCCTCCTGTGGATTGGTTAAGTTAAATTTTTTGATTGGAATAATTCTTTTAAAGGAATTAATATGCACTTACTTGCATGGTGGTCACCAATCATTTTGTAGTTATCTTTAAATTTGTCAGCTATCTTTTTTAATTTAGGTACTTCAAATATTAATTTGCAATAATCTTCTTTACCTATTGCTAATATATGTACCCAATAGTCTGCTTCAGTTTTAGATAAGCCACTAGGTTTGCCCCAACATTCAACTTCGATTGCGATGTTTCCTGTCTTAGCCCACCAGTCTCTTTCTGTCTTTACTTCTAGTTTGTTTTTGTCCTGGTCCAGTAACGATACTACTTTCTTTTCTCGTTCTTGACCGTACTTTAAGTCAATATCAAATTTACTATTTTTCATTAATGTGTTTCACTCCAATTGTTTCCGATTTTATATTCGCCTGTTAAAGGCACTCTTAATTTGAAGTGTTCACCAGTTCGTTTAATACATTCGACAGCCAACAATCCTATCTCTGTTGCTTCTTCTCTGTCACACTCAACTTGTATTTCATCGTGTACCCACAATACTTGTTGAACTCCAGAAAAGTTTTTAACAGCGTTGTCAAACTCAACTAACCATTGTTTACAAACGGCTGCGCCTGCGCCTTGCAACAAAGTGTTTAATGCACTGAAAGTATTTCTTACTTTGATTTGTCTTTTGTCTAGACCTACCAAGTAACCACGTTCAGCAGAAAGTTGTACTTGTTTGATTAATTTATTTAAAGCAGGTAGTCTATCTAAGAAACGCTTCTTAACTTTCGCAGCTTCTTTGTTAGTCTTACCAGTTACCTCTGCAATTTTGCCTACACCTGCGCCATAAAGCCAAGCGTATAAAAATCTTTTACTTTGGTCTCTAGTTTCTAAACCTGCATTGTGTTGATTAGTAGTGTGTATATCACCGTTGACTACAATGTCAGCGTATGCACCACCATCAAATTTTGCAATGTAATGACCAAGCAATCTAAGCTCAAGTCCACTTACATCTATTCCAATTAACACTTTACCTTTTG